GTCCGAAGGTCAATACAATCACTACGATTGTTTTTCTTTAAAGTACGAATGCGATATAGAACTTAAGTGTAGGAACAAACACTACGATGAGCTTCTAATAGAGAAAGCAAAGTACGATAAACTCGTAAAAAGGGCACAGAAATTTCTTACTGTACCTATCTACATTTCACAAACACCACAGGGCATCTATGCCTTTAACCTTGCTAATCGACCCGAACCTATTTGGGAGACTAGAGGTATGCCTAAAACCTCACACTTTAATCAGCGACAATTTGTAGATAAAGTGGTGGGGTATTTGCATATAAAAGATGCTAAATTCTACGAGTGATGGAAGACTTTACCAAGATAGAATTAAACCTACCCAAGCCACCTAGCCTCAATAAAATATATGCGGGTGGTCACTGGGCTAAGAGAAAAAAGTTTAAAGATGACTATAAGAAGCACTGCCTTAAAGCTTTGGAAGAGTACGATCGCTTTACTTGCGAAGGGATTGAATTCCATATATCGTATAATTCCCGCCTTGATATTGACAATGGTATTCTTGTTTCAAAGTTTCTTGCAGATACACTTGTTTCTGAAGGTATTATACCGGATGATAACCCAAAGTATTACAAGAAAGTTACGTTAACGTTTGACGAAAACCTTGAGAAGAATCAATACATCTGTAAAATATATTGTAAAAATTTAACATATGATGAATCAGAAGAACTATAGAACTTGTAAGTTAATTAAGCTACAAGTTGATGAACTGCTTCACGAGATGGCTGTACTATTTACAAACCTAGGATCGGAATCTACACCAGAGGAGATTGCCAGAGCATACAAAACTGAGAACGAACTCATAGATAAGATAGCTGAACTTGATCCTAATAAAGCAATGTCTATTAGGCCTTATGAAAATTGATGAACCATACAATGAAATAACAGACTCTGAAGCTGACTTTATAATAAGTTTATATGATACCATTAGAAGATTGGTACTTGACGAGAACAAAATCACCTTGGTACGCCTGGGCTATGAACTCGACATCAAACCCTCAGAGCTTTCAGATTACCTATTTTACATTGTCAGAATAGTAGACCAAATTGAAGAAGAGGTACGACAAAGAAAAAATTGAGCTAGAGGCTAAGAAATCTGTAGAACAGGGTGCAATAACTAATGCCCTTGGAAAGTTTATACTCCGTAGAGCAGAGGAGATTGTAAGCTACTCATTTATTACACACGGAAATAAAGAACTGCGTCAAGGTCTTGTTGATGATGCCGTTATGCGTGTGTGTGAAAAGTTCTTAGGCTACTATGAAGAGGATCGTAGTGCTGCCAATCTAATCATTACGATGATTTATTCCACAATGTATAATAAGATTACAGGATTAAAGTGGAAGGATGTCTATGGACAAAAAAATAAGGGATACATTTACATTGTAGAAGACGGAGACAAAGTAAAGAAATTAATAAAGTACGTTAGAGACGATTATTTAAGCGAAAGATTATGATTGAGATTTATAACAGTTGGTTGCTTATCAGTTCGGTTGGACTGATGTTTGCATTTTTATTTATATTTGAGCCTTACGGGTTTGTTATGGAAAGGATATTGCCTTTTAAGCCATTTAACTGCGTTCTGTGCCTATCTTTTTGGTGCAGTCTACTACTTTATGCTTATCTAGGAGAAAACCCTTTATACGCAATCTATACGGCTTTTATTGCAGAGCTATCTTATAGAAAGCTAGTCAATGAATAATGTAAATTCTAAGACCGAGTGGGTGTTTATTTATTGGGACGAAAAAATAGAAGATGATGAAGAATCTAAACAGTGACTTTCACTTATACTTTGAATACAGTGAGTTTGATTCCCCCGACCAAGCGGGAAGCTATGAGCATATGAGTGTAGAATTCTTAAACAAATTAGCACAAGCAAGAAAGATTGCGGCAGTTGGTTTTAAGATAACCAGTGGGTACAGAAGCCCAGCTCATAACGAAAAGGTAGGTGGAGTAAAAGGAAGCAGTCATACCAATGGACACGCGGCTGATATCTACGCACCCACATCGACACAAAAATATCTAATTATTAATGCTCTTCTCCAAGCAGGGTTTAATCGCATCGGTGTAGCAAAGAACTTTATACACGTTGATGATGATCCTAGCAAGGCTGAAGATGTAATCTGGACCTACTAATGAAAAATGATTTTGATGTAAGCGACTCGTTCGCTGACTTCGTAGACGAAATGACTAATGACGAGAAAAATGATAACGCTCAATGCTCCATTGATAATCCAGAGTGTGAGACGTGTGGTAGCTGATTATGAAAAATCCAATAACAAAACTATTTACAGGGGGTGCGAAGGAAGCTGTGGAAGCAGTTGCCAATGTGGTAGATAGATTCGTATCTACTCCCGAAGAGAAAGAAGCTGTGCGTCAGAGCATAGAACAAGAGATTACCAAGAGATGGCAAGCTGACAGCCTTACCGATTCCTGGTTAAGTAAGAACGTTAGACCACTAACCCTTGCCGCTGTAATGATATTCCTAATACTTATGACCTTCTTTGAAGGGTTTGGTATCAGTAGTATTAACGAAAGATGGATTGGGTTATGGGAGCTAGTAAGCGTAACGGTAATAGGCGGGTACTTCGCTGTTCGCAGCGTGGACAAGAGAACAAAAATAAAGTAAGTTGGTGCGAATATGAACCAATAGAATGTACCTGTAAAGGTAATTGCAATAAGAAAGGGGGACGCTAGTCCTCCTTTTTGTTTTGGTTCTGATTCATATAATACCAACGCTGTGCTGTATAGCCTATAGATGCTATAAGAAGAATAATTTTCAATGTGTCTTCAATGTTTGAGAATGACACAGCCATTGTAGAGGCATTAAATATAAAAACTTTGATATCTGTAGTGTCCATTATGGTATATAGTTTACTCCACCTTCACATTCTGAGTTTGAGACACCATCTTGAGGGTAGAACACAGAGCCTTGGTAGGTATCATCTGCATCAAACAAGTCATTGTCGCAACCATCGGCAGTAGCGACTGCTTTGAGTATTGGATTGTCAAGAATGTAATTTATAATACGCTTATTAATATATGACAACTTACTATCAATAGTGGTAGATATAGTGTCTAGAATGTACTGGTCTTGCTTACGCTCTTCATTCTTAGTCGTAGCTGTAGCAGTTCTCAGTACGCTGATAGCAGCCTTAGCAGAGTACATTGCTAAAGTGTATTTAACTAATTTAAATAAGCCTTGTTCCGAAGTAGACAATGTCTGAGTAACAACCTTAGCCTCTATATCTTCGTACAAACAGCTGCCTAGTAAATCTTGTATTGATGTGTACTGTTCTAATTGGATTAACGCCAATAGAGCACCTCGATCCAAACGCTTTGGTAAGGGGAAGTTTTGATACAAGTAGTTATCGTCTATGAATATTACATCAACCATTGCTTACGTCTTCTGTGTTAGCACCCTTAATGCTTTCCAAGTTAATATCCTCCTCTACAATACCTAAGTTCATCTGATCGTAACCCGTAGTGCTTAAGATTCTGTTTACTGAATCAAGCAAAACCTCTCTGTTAGGCAGTGTTTCTGTAGCTCTAAAGATTTGGTAGGCTGTTACAAGCTCATTACCCGTACCTCCTAGCTTACCACTAACCATAACACCAAACAGTGTAGGTGAAGTAACGTTGTGAGCTGTAAGTATCTTAGCATCGTTAAGCTTAGAGAGTACATCTATAGTCTTATCTAGGTTAGATACATCTAAAGGTGTAAACTTAGGAGCATCTTCTTCTTTCTTAACCCAAGATACGATGAAGTTATCAGCATCAGCACCTGTAAAAGACTCCTTAAACTTAAGGTATTCTTCTCTCTTCTGCTCACTGCTCATATTTCTACCAATAAAAGTAGCTAGTACCTTTGGCGTAAAGCCATTCTCAGCAGAGTTCTTGATGTGTTTGCCAAAAGAAAAGTCACTTTCGATATAATGAAAAGCGGAGATATAGTTAGGAACACCGTAATATGGGTTGCCAGAGTAAGGATTAGCCACATATAAAACTGCTTCAGAAGCGGTCTTATCAAACTTGTTAAAGGCTTTAATCTTTTTAGGCTCATTGTGCTGTACAGAATTAGAGCCGTAGCCGAACGTTCTTCTTATGATGTAGTGTGTTACCTCACCTTTATTGTTTGGTGTCGCTGCACGTACTCCCTTTGGGTCTAGGGACTTTAATTCTATAATCTTAGTACGCTCTTTGTTCCAA